CACCTGCAGGAATTCCAGAGGGAGAAACCTGTGTGGGTCCTGAAAGGTCAATTTCATTCGCCACTACGCCCGGACTAACTGGAAAAGTGAATTCTGCCATTTTATCTCCTACCTTTACGTATCGTCTTATTCAAAACTTACGCCATTGTTTGTAATAATGAAGTCAACCGAGATGAACTCAATCGCTCGGGTGGGCTTCACTTTGATTTGACCACGAAGTTTGTTCTGGTCAATTTCCGCCTTTGTGTTATTGCTTTCATCACAAATAACCTGGAATGCTTCGATTCCCTGTCGGGCTTGAACGTATGTCAGCTCACGGATTGAATCAGCAGAGAACTTCTTTCGAGTTGTCGCATCATTCTGTTCGAATGCAAGACCTTGCGCGATAGAACGAATCCTTCGCTTTACGTCAATCAACATCCTTCTTGTGTTGATTCTGTTTAGTGCCGTTTGTGCAACCTGTAGCGTTTTCTGGCCGAAGATTACGTAGCCTGATCGTGGGAACGTTGCGATTGGGTTGATTTTAGCATCGTATAGAGAATCCCTATCCTTTGCTGACAACCTATTCTCAACGTTTTTCACGAAGCCTAGCGCTCCACGGTTGAAGCCTGCCGGAGCAAACCAAACCTGCTGGACACGGTCGTTGAAACCTAGTGCGCCCATTGCGGCAACAGACGGTGGAACCTGAACGACCCGGTTATTCACCTTGTCCTCGATTGTAACATCTGGGAAGTATGTCGCGACGTAGTTGTTATCAATCGCACGTGTTTCGAACTGGTCAATTGTCTTTGTGACATCAGAATTTGCTTCAGAGTCGTCGTACAATCGGTTCGAGCTCTTGTCGAATTCCACAGCATCCATAACATACAATGCAAGACCGTATTTCTTGACCGCATCTGAAGCATGGTCGGTTACGAATGGCTCTCTCACACCAGGGATTGCCAACAGGTTGATCCTTGATGAGATTGGGTTTGTGATGATGTCCACAGCGGTTCGAATCGATGCAACATTGTTGTTGAGTCGTCCGCCGCCCGCCTGGTTAGCAGTTCCGATTAGTGCAAGACCAATTCTGTCTGCGGCTCCGGGTGTTGGTTGTGCTTTACCGCCTGTGTCAGATGACAATGCTTTGTCACGGAAGTATCCTTGGTCTTCATCAAGGATGTTCGTTCCGTCAAATCCACCGTAGAACACGTTTGTGAACTTGTGGTACTCGGTGAAGCGATTGAACAGTGCCGATGATGTTGCGATCAACGACGCCATGGTGATTCGTCCTGTCCGTGCACCGTCAGTAACGGTGTATGTGGATGGGTTCGGACGACCATTTCGTACGTATGCAGCTTGGAGCATGTGCTCTCGGGCTGTGCCGGTGACTTGCGTCGTGACATCAGAAAGCTGTGTTGCGGCATTATATAGGGCCACTCGTGCCAAGGTGAATTTGTTATCGTTGAAGAAGTCTGCACCGGAACCGGTTACCAAACTGTCCATCTTCGAGATACCCTGGAACTTCGTGTATGTTCTAACAAGTGGGTTGATTCCTGCACCTTCATTTGAACGAAGGACCGCATCAGTGATACCGAGTGTCGAATCGTTGCTTGATGAAACAGGCAGCGGATCAGTTTTGACGCCCCAGTATAGTCGACCGTCAACACGTTCTGTGCTGCCAGGATCGCCTAGGAATGTTGGGCTTATACCCTGGACTGCACCCTTCGTCACTTTCACTCGGAAAGGAAGAGGAGGTACGATAGAACCGGTGGTGGCCATAACTGATGTGCCTGATGTATGGTAAACACCAAGGCGACGCCTTGTTACATCACCAATTGTTTCTCCGTTGAGACCTGTAAGTGCCGTTGAGCTATCAGTCAGCGTATCAGTCGTCTTGATGACCGGAACTCCCCGGAAACCGAATGGCAACGAAGTTTTTGGAACCTTCTCCAACTCAACCTGCTCATTCATTACGATCCGAACACGCTGCGAAACGTTCGGGTATTTTCCTGTTACAACTAGGCGGCGCTCATCTGGTGATTCCTGGTCCCAATCAAATCGAACCTTTTTGTCGCCAATGAGGCGTGCAACGTATCGCTCAGAGTTCGGGCCAAGTGAGCAGTTCGGGTACCTTTCCAGAATTGCTGAATTGCCGTCGCTGTCCTCGAATGATCTGATTTGCACCTCGAACAAACCGTATGGTTGTTTTTCGTTTGTGCTTGCTCGCAGACCTGCAATCGAAACCTTGAATTTTTCGTTGGCGTAAACACCATCGTCAATTGTTTCAAAACTGAACAAGTCATACTCAGCATCACCATATGGCTGTGAGATGAAATTCGTTGTTCGTGGAGTCTGGTATCGTGTATCATATCGACCGAATAGCTGCATAAACCCGACCGGAGTTCCGGCGGATGTGCTTTTGTTCGCTGAACCTGAAACCAACGCGACAGTTGGTACAACACTTGAAATCACAGGAGCAAGTGCATGCTCGACTGCGAAATCGAGGTAAAGCAGATGCTCTTCCTCTTGGAACTTGAGTGGATCTGTGTTCAGGACCTTGCCGATGTAGTTCGCGTCGTGGGGATCGAGTGAGGCGGTCAGAATTTTGATTCCGTCATAGCCTTCATCATACGCCCAGTCTTTTCCAGACGAAGAGCTAAGAATCAGTTTGAAATATTTGTTTTGTGTCAATGGGCTGGATGGAATTGAACCGACGAGTGCCGAGTTGTACCCGGGCGCAGACTGATCAGCGTAGGTTCCTGTATTGTCTAGCGCCATCATTCTTGTGCCAGTGGCGAGCAAAACTGCGCCCCGGACGAGGTTCATAGACGATGCATTGTTGATGCTGCTATTGTCAGTAAACATCGGGTAGCCATTTGTTTCATCGTTTGCAACAGCATCATGCCGCGCGACGATGAACTGGACAAGCCCTTGACTGCCAGGCAAATCAGTATTCAACGAATCGCTGCCTGTAATTCTAAATCCTGCATTCTTGACAATTCCTGACCCGCGGGTGTTTGAAATATCGGTCGCAGTCTCATTTGCACCGGCACCGAGTAATCTCACATATGTAAGTGCTGTCCTATTGTCAAGCCACTGCTTAACAGCATATGGACCAAACCGCTTTGCGTTGAGTGTTCCAAATTTTGTTTCGAAATCAGCGAAAGATCCGACAGTAACCGGAACGAATGCCGGTCCTTTCTCAGATGTGCCGACAACACCGGCTGGCACACCCGTTGGCGCAACCTGCTGACCTGATAGGTCTATTTCCTGGTCGAAAAATCCAGGAGATCGAAATGTTTGCTCAGCCATGTTTTCTCCTTAGCTTCAAATGTTCAAGAAGCGTCCATTGTAAGTATCCTCGAGAATGCAAAAATCAAATATTTCATGCAACTAAAAAATCTCGCGATAAATAGTTTCGCCACTTCTATTTGTCCTCGTTTTGACAACATTGTACCGGCGGGTTGTTTTCCCGGTGAACGGATCAACAAATGACTCAACAGTACGCACGTTCACATCGTTCACGGCACCGCCGATCATCGCAGATTCATCTCTGTCATGTGACTTTGCATTCAGGTTTTTCGAATTATTGTACGTCACCGACTCTTGGCCGGCAACAGCCCCACCTGGCAATGGCGCAAACAATTGCCGCGAGTCATCCAGCACATAGTCACCGGGATCACCACTTGGTGAACCAACAACAACATCATCAACGATCTGTACGGATGTCATGTCCATTTCAAATGATATTTGAGGCTGCGACAGAATCGACCGAAGACGATTCGGGGCGCCGGGGTATGTTTCCCCTAGCAAAAAACCTGGCACTTTCATTGTGAACGACGTGCGAACAATCCGTTCGTCATCTGTGAAATCATCAAAATTGTTTGCTGGATCGAATGATGAATCCATGTAGGCGACGTATGAATATCCCTTTGCTGATTCAATTCTGAACGTCCTTTGCGCATAATTTTGTGCATTTGTCATGATTGCCATTACAATGTCATTCATCTGTATCACATATTGCGCCCAAATTGTAATATCATATGTTGCAGTGATAAAAGTAGGAGGTGGCATCTCAATCACTTCAAAAATATTGTTGTCTAGTTTCGGGGTGAGCAGGTTTCCAGATCTTACGTTGTCTGATAGCTCGTATTCGCCCCGGCGAGAAGCAACACGACCCGGGCTCGCGCCTTTTAGTGGAGCTTCTGTTCCATCGTTCATGAATGCTTCGCCGGTTGCCAAATCATCAGAGTTCTTGAGACCTGTCTTGTTTAGTAAACGCTGATACCTGGGATCTTTTTTCGATAGGCGTTTCTTAATGATATGCGGAACTGTGGTATTTGATGCCATACCCATTTCATTATCTTGCGTTACGTTTGTACGCATTATTGAAATGATGGGCAATATCAGGGCGCCAGCTTTGTCGCGGAGGGGCTTCTTTCTGGCTATTAATGCAAACCTCTCGCCAGATGCAAACACAATCGGTATTTTTTTCGGTTCTTTTTTATATGAATATGTTAGTGGAAGATCTTTATCGAACAAATTGAACAACGCACGATCGATGTCCTCAATCGTGCTGCTTGGGAGCTCTAGGTTGATGCCTGACGTATTGTCGCCGGCTGCAGGTGGATTACCACCTCTGTTGGCTTCGAGTTGTTCGCGTGTTGACATAGTTAACTTTCGTCGTAAAATGAAGATCCTGCGTCTGTTTCATCGCCCTTCGATGAAACCTCGGCTGGTCCTGAAATTGGCGCTGTTAGAACACCTTTTTGTTGCAGCGATCGAATATCATCTGTCGCCCCGAGTCTGTTCTCCTCGAAACCTCGTTGCTGGACAAATGTATCCTGCACTGCATCCGGATCGGTGTACTCTTCGAACGTTGGGCCGTGCGGTGTCTGTGACATCTGGCCTTTTCTTGCCTGACGACCCATCAATTTCACGCCCATGACATGTTCAATTTGCCCATAAATTGAGTTATCGTACTGGTGCTGTATTACCTCAAAGAACGTCACATCGTATGAAAAGTAATCGCCAATTTTCGTTTCAATCCCACGATCTAGTAAGTCCCTGTAATGCAGATATACCTCAATCGTATAAAACTCTTCGATTCCGTAGCGGTTGATTCTGTTCTCATCAGGTTTGTAGTCGACTCGCGCCTCGATCTCAATTGGCGGATCGAATACTTTGCTTGGAGATTCTTCATACACATCATGGATTTTCATGATGTCAGGTCTGACAGGATAATAATAAATCTTCTGCCCTACAACATCCTTGATAAGCTCTTTGTTCACATCGTTGATGTAATCTATTTCTCGCGGCGATAAAAATAACCTTGCCATGATGTTATCCTATGAAAATCGCGCGCCCATTTGGAGTTGGGATGCTTCGTAATATTTTTTGTAGACTCTCGACCGCAGCA